TGAGAAGAGAAGCGGAACCGATAGACGACTGCGGCAATGCCCAAGAAGAGTAGCAAGCTGCCGGCGGTCGTGGATCGATCGGCGCATGACCCCCATGGAGCGCTACTATGCGTTCTGCGAGCGTGCGGGGCTGGCCTTACCGGGATAGCAGCGTCCATATTGCCGCGGCCACAAGCGCTAGCACATGAGCGGCAATGAGCCGAATGAACCACTTAGCGCGCTCTTGTGATTGCTCCAGCCTGTCGAGCTTGATCAACAGCCCGGGGGAGCTTGTCGTTCCGTGCAACGTGCGCTCGAACTTGGTCCGCCACTCTCTTGCGGTGACCTCACGTTCGTTCTCTGATTTTTCCATGGTCTCAAGAATGACCACACACCGCGTGATCGCGGCCTCGATTTTTTGTAGGCGTTCTTCGCTCATGGGCTCAATCGCTCAGGGTGCCATAGGCCACAATCGCGGCCAACGGGTCTTCGATTTCGACATAGTTGTCAGATGGTGACTCGTTCACCGTGTGCTGAACTTCAATCGTATCGGCGGTGGTGGCCGCGAACACCCCTGACGTGGCCGACGCCGCAATGATTGTAACCCAGGATCCCCCATTGAGACGAACCTGAACTGCGCTTGTCGAGTAAGTTGCTCCGATTCTGAGCGTGAATGACCCCGTTGCTGCCGCTGTGTAGACGTTGCTTGCGACACTCGCTTGAAGCGCGCCACCAAGGTAGAAGTCACCATCGCGAACAGAAGTCGGGACCACGTCGTCAAGTAGGTTGTACCTGCTTGTCAGAACGGTCCCGTCGAAAGGTGAGGCGTGCCGCGTTTCGATCTGGACGCGGATCTTGGTCCCGGCTGCGGCCACTTCCCAGAGCAGCAACCGATTGACGAAGTCCGGGCCGATTCCGGTGGCCCACGAGCTTTGATAGACCTGCGTGTTGACCCCGGCCGGATCGACGAACACCGTGGTTCGGTACTCGGTGCTGCCGTCGACCCCGGTATCGTCCGCCAAAAGAGCCGCGATCTCGTTCGTGGTCCGGTAGTCCCGGCGGTCCCGGTTGACGTCGAACCCGAGACCGTTGAGCCCCGCCCCGTCACCTTCGACGGCCGGGATGCCGTACTGCGCCCCCACGGGCGTGTTGTAGAGCGGTGCGGCCGGTGGGTATGGTCTCTGCGTCCGCTTGGCCATGGTCAAGCCTATGGGCGTTACAGCCCCCGTAAACGCGCCTTGCGGGCTCTCCATCCGCAGTTCGATGTCGACGTTGTGGGTGGCGATGAAGTTCGTGTCCGTCAACCCACCGCCCAAGTGAATCAGGAAGACTTCCGCGCCGGCCGCGTGGTCTGCTTGCGCCGAGTCGAGCACTCCCCGATAGACGTTCTGGAGATCCACATTGCCGCCGTTGTCTGCGGCCGACTGCACGAGCATGAACTCGTCATCGATCTTGATCAACTGCACGAGATCAACACCGAGATCGACCACGGTCGCCGTGTCCACGAAGGCCGATTCGATATCAGATTGAGAATCTGGCGTCGGCGTAACAGTAATGGTGGACGACGGGTTCGCGACACCGGGCGGCAGAAGCGCCGTGAGTTCACCAATCTTCTGGAAGGCGAACACTTCGCCGGCGAGCGCGAACGAGCCGGCCGGTGCGCCTGAAGCATTGCGCTCTTTGATCTGGAAGGCAGATTCCCCGCCCTGCCGTCGTGCCGATGCGAAGACCTTGGCGATGTTCGGGTCACCCACAAAGCCCGGGTCTCGAGTGATCAGCGCGCGCGGGGTCTCTTCCGCGAGAATCTCGTCCGCCGGGTAGGCAACCAGCGACACCTTGGGGGGATTCCACAGGGTACCCGGCGGCGTGCCACCGCTGGCCGCCGCGAACCTGAAGACGTCCTGCACGGCCGTGACGGTGATCCGGTTCTTGGTCAGCTTGCCGTAGTCGATGTTCGTGATCCGCATGGGCAGCTTCACGAAATCGTAGCCGGCGATCGTGCCGGTCCACGCGATCACGTCAACGATTGTCAGGTCCCAGAACTCTCGGTTGATCACGAACTTGCACCGAGCGAGCGGGTAGCTCTGCGTCCGCAAGTCACGCCACACGAGGTTGACGGCATTCTCCGCCGTGAAGACGCCCGGGTAGTTCAAGATGCCGCTCGTCTGCCGGAACGTGCCCACCGATCCGCCACCCTGGATCAGCGCGTTACCCGGGTCTTGCGCAAGCGCGAACGTCTCTTTGTAGTTCAGTTCCCCTTCGTCATCCGTCTCTCGGATGGTGTACTTGAGCCGGAGTGAGTTGGTGGTGTCTTCCCACCCGGACCGCACGAAGCCTTCAACCGATTCCACGTTGCTTTCGTTGAACTGCGGAACCGTGTCGATGTTGTAGTCGGCACGCGCAAGCTTGACCGTCCACAGCCCTGTGCTGTGATCCAGGAAGACCTTGCCGTCCATCTGCCGTTCGACTTCTTGCAACAGATCGGACGCCTCCATCGCGCGGTCAACGATCATGGAGAACCCGTTGCCCTCGGTCTTGAGCGTATCACCAGCATCCTTGAAAGCAGTCAGGTCCACGTCTGCATCCGGGAAGCCGAAGCCCCACTCGGTATCCGTCAGGATCTCGTACGCGACGTTGACCAGATTGCACTCGTCACCGACCTTGTTCTCACTTCCAACCTGGCCAGCAAAGAGCGCGGGGTAGCGCTTCATCTCATAGGCGTAGCCCTCAATCTGAGTCGAGTTGCCCACGTAGGCGCCCTTGCTCTCGGTCTGAAGGCCGCGGATCACGACGTAGCTCGTGCCGGTGTAGCGCGGTGTCCGGTTGGTGCCGGTATCAGATTTCGTGTGCTGCTTGAGGTAGTCGCTCGGCGCCTGAGTCTTGGTGCCGGGGTAGAACTCGAAGGTGGCTTGCAGCCCACCATTGCCGAGCGACTCGCCACCAAAGAAGTTGTCGTCATCCACATCGGCCGTCTCGGCGGCGACGGTCAGGCTTCCGGACCACGCCTCTTTCTCACCAACCCAGATCCGTATGAGTTCCGTGTCCGGGCCGCGGCAAAGTCCCATTTGGAACCCGATGTTGTACTCGAAGCCGGTCGTGACTCGCTTGCCGGACCACAGCCCGCTCTTCACGTACTGGGTGATCGGCTTTTGTGACAGGTCACCGTACCAGACCACGTTTGGACCTTCGATCTTCACCCGTCCGAAGATCAGCGGAACGACCCGATCCTCGGTGGCCGTGGGGAAGCGGAAGTCACCCAAGCCGGCCGGCCGTGCATCCTCGAGCCTCGGCTTGGGGCGCAGAAGCTCGGTGAGCACGATGGTGATTGCAAGGAAGAGGAGCGTCCAGAAGATCGCAAGTTGCGGCGAGCCTTCCGCACGCTGGCGGATTACGGAGTTCCAACTTCCGTAGCACAAGCTCACGAGGAGAAGTACCTTCGTCCACACGGGCCAGCCGCGAAGGTAAAGCCCCGGATCGATGATGGCTGTATCTTCGGGAAAGCGTTTCATTTGAGGCCACTTCTGAAGACGTCGCGGTTCGGGACAAACGCATAACCGGCGTACTCGATCACGTTGTCGAAGACCTGCGAGCAGTCCCCATTCAACTGATGGTCACAGCCGGCCACGACCTGCACGTTGGACCCCGTCGGGTCCGTGCCAAAGGGTAGCAGAATCTCAATTTGATCACCAGTCTGCGCCAAAATGAGACGGAAGTCGGGGGCACCCGTGGGGGTGGAGTACCCGCCTACTGCGTTGATGCCGGATGCGTCGAGCCCGGCGACTGTAACGAGGTTGCCGGAGACCCCGCTTGCGGCCCCGCTGTGATCGTGCAGCGACGGGTCGATCTGGCAGAAGACGTCATACAGGAGATTGTTGCAGGAAGACATATAGGTGAACCGCGGGATCGTCTGGCTGCGCGCGGCGTCGAGCGATCGCACCGCGATCTCACCAACTGTTCCGTCTTTCGGGAAAACGACGGACTGGACCTGCCCCTTGTAGATCAGGGTTTGCGTGTTGAAGGCCGGAGCCTCCCCCCGTTGGAGACGGAAGATGCTCACCGTGGCCTTGGCCGCCGGCGCCACGTTCACGTACTGGCCTGCAAATACGTTGGACGCGGGGACTGTGATCGTGAGCGTCCTGTTCCTGTCGTCCGCCCCCTGCACGATGCGACCACGCTCGATCGATTCAGAGGGGTACTCCGTGCTTCCGACTGTCACCAGCGCCTCTTGGGATGTGTACCTCCACATCCCTACCCCCATGGCGAAGACGTAGACTTCAATCGGTTGGGAGTCTTCGAGTGAACTCTCGAGGGTGTCAAAATCAGCCATTAGTCAAACACCGCCTTCACCGGAGCCCTGAGTTCCGCCAACCCAATCCGCGGGTACCTGAGCGTGAATCGGTCCGTATCGAATCTCACTTGCTCATAGAACATGACCTGATCCACTTCCGCAACCGTTCGGTCGGCCGGCCAGTTGCTATCCACCGTGAGCCGCTCGAGCGTCGCGTCAGACGGGTGGTCAGCCGACGCGGTGATCGTGCGCACAAGCACCGTGCCATCCGTGAACCTGATTCGGAAAGTGGCCTTCGGATCTCGGTTGGCAATCAACCGCTGGTACTCGATCCGTTCGATGTCCATGATGTTCGTGCCGACCACGAGATCGTTCGCGACCGTCAAGTCATCGATGAACGTCGGGATGTAGAAGGACTTCCACTTTCCACCTATGGCAATCAGCGCGCGCCGAAGACTCATGATCTCCGCTCGGTTGTGGGCAATGATCCCCTTCTCGGCGGTGCGCTTGTACTTACCCCAATTCGATGTAATGGTCACCTTACCGGTTGCGTTGTCCACCCGAGTGATCCGACGCTCGAAGGTTTCCGGCATGACACCCTTCACGACGTTGCAGTCGTCGAAGAGAATCTTGCCGTTATAGATCGACCAGACACCCGGAGTCGTGTCGCCGGTCGGGGCACCGGTCACGTTGTCGTCCGACTCGAAGGTGCACTTGAACTCTTCGAGGTTGTTCGGGTGACGGCTGCCGGCGACCGCGCGCATGATCCGGACCACGCGAAGCGGTATGAGCCGCGTGCCAGCAACATACCCGTTGACGCTCGGGTCGCCGGCGGTGATCGTGGTCGACGTCTTGGCAGTGATATTGATCACGTCGAACGTGTTGGCGTCCGTGAAGACGACGGCCAGCCCGCCCACCCGGAAATCGACTTCGTCGGCTGCGGCGACCGGGTAGCTTGTGGCACCCGGGCTCACCGCGGCAGTAAGACGAACCTGCTCATGCCAAAGCGGCAGACCGAATGCGTTGTCCATCCAATCCATGAGGAGCGCTTGCATGCGCTGTCGATCGTTGGCGCTCAACTTGTAGTTGAGCTTGAACTCTTGGCGCGGGCTCTCCCGAAGCGAACTCCGCTTTTCCTTGCCGTCGATCGCATCGATGATGTCCGTCAAAAAGGCTAGCACCTCTTCGACTGGAGACTCGCACTCGGTCGTGATCAGCAAGAGCCGCTTTCCCGACGCCGAGATCAACGGAGAATTGGCCGGCGCTCCGAAGTTGAAGACGATGTCTCCATCGAAGTTCGGCAGCCCGTCTTGCTCCGCGACCAACTCGAGCTTGACCATGGTGCCCAAGACTTCGGTCGGTCCCGGGTTCCCCGTCGTGGACGGATCCAGGATAGACGTCTGCGGTCCGACGTCTTGCGGCAGCGTCAGATTCGGAAGGTCCGTGCCCGGTTCATTGTTGTTCGTGACCGAGGCCAGCGCGATAGTGAGCATACGGAAGGCGCTGTATACCTCGTACTCTTCAGTCACCTGGGTAATGATGTTGCCGAACTCGATCTTGGCGCGGGGAAGAGCGTGCACCTTCTCAAACCAGTCGATGCCTGCGTTTGCCTTGTCACTCTCGGTGGTCGGGCGCGCTTCGCCGGAGTCGGCCGGCGCCGGCTTCACGATCAGTGGGCGGTCGACGTTTGTACGCGGGCCAGCAAGACCGGTGAACGGAACCAGAATGGCGTCATAGCCCTGGTTCGCGCTCGTAGCGACCCCGAAGCCTTCCTCGTAGTTGAGCCCAATCGAGTAGGCGCGGGGCTGATTTACCGGCTCAAAGGCGGACGGCTGAAGGGCCGCGCCCTGATCTACTCCAGCCATCTTTCAGCCTCAGTTCTTCAGGTACATGATGCCCTGGTTACCGGAACCTCCCGGCGTCGTTCCATTGTCTTTTCTTCTTGAGGGGAACACCACCCATGTGTCAGAGCCAATGACGATCTCGTCACCAGCCTCAAACTGACTCAAACTTATGCCACGCACTCCCGGCATGATACCCATTGGGCCGTATGTCTGATCATTGATTCTGTCCCAATAGGTGACAGCAATCGGGTACCCGGGGACAAATCCGGTTACCGGACTCGGTAGCAGAACACCCGACTCCCGAGCAAGCTCACCCCCTCGATACCCACCGACGAACAGTGTCCGGGCTTTCGGGGCGGCCTGTCGATCATCCCCAAGGGAAGATTCCGTGCCCATGACCACAGCCCACAGCCCGCCGGCGATCTGCCCCGGAAGGCTGTCACATCGAACTGTCGCGACCTGGAACTCTTGGTTGGATCCGGGGTTCGGCGCGACCGCACCGTTCTTGCACAGGCCGTCCAATAGGTTCGTGGATCCTTCTCGAACTGCCGTGTCGGACGAGAACGATCCCTGCGTGCGCTGGCCGTAGGCGAACGCGCCTCCGGCCCAATCGTTGAACTTGTCCAGCACGCCGAAGCCGAAATGCACGTACGAGGTGCTGCTCGTCTGCACCACAACGTAGGCCCACGTATCGCCGGTGAAGCACCAGTACTGCAACGGCGAACTCGTGAGCAGCACATTGCGAAGGTTGTCAAGTACGCTGTCGGACGTGCTCGCCGCTCCGTTGCCCGAGTCACCAATCTGGCCGTAGGGGAGTGAGCCCGGAACGTAGTTGCCGGCGCCGAGCGCGCTATGGTACTGGTAGATGCCCAAGGCGTTCGGCGAGCCAGTGTCCCACTGGAAAGCCACTTCCACTGCTTCACCGGCGCCGTCATCCTTGCTCACAGCCATCTCACCCGAACCGGCCGCAAGCCTGTCCGCGGTCCACCCGGGGTTGCCGGCTCCGCCCGTCGTCAGGAACGCGTACAACTTGGTAATGAAGTCGGACAACGTCGTGATCGACTGATCATTGATGGAGAGCGGCATTAGACGTTTTCCTTGACGGCGATATACTGGTAAGGCTCGGTGTGGACGTGGTTGTGGAACACCTTGTATCGGTCACCAGCGATCGTGACAAAATCCTCACTGAAGTTGATGATTCGGTTTCCAGTCCCATCGTCAGACGAGAGCCAGAACACCCCCCGCAACTGCCCAATCAGTTTGTCCTCTATCGGGTCAGAGGAAGACGCGGGCTTCCGCATGATCGTGAGCGGCCAGAGGAAGAATGCGTCCACCGTGCCGGGGATCTTGCGCAGGATGCGTGTCGCAGACGACCGGTCATTCTCGAAAAACGCGCCAGAGATGTTGAGGCTACCGGAACGCACAACGTCGTCAGCGGCGGTCCCGCTCGTGTTTTCACGGTTCTTCCCAACGGGCTGCATGACGGTCTCTTCGGCGGCCGGAGTACCAACCGAGTCGTCATTCTGCACGCTTATCCACGCAGAAGTGATGTTGTTCCAGTACCAGCCCGGTCCGCTGCCCGTGTGATAGTGCTCGGCAAGGCTTGTAATGCTGTTGCTCTGCGCCCCCGGGTCGATGTTCTGCGCACGGCTCGAAGCGAAAACGAAGTACGGGTAAGGGGATTCGGTCTCCGTCCCGAAGCGATCCATATACCCGATGTAGTGCTGCATGTAGATTCCGTCGTCGGACGCCACCGCACTGGACTTGATCTGTGTGAGCACCCTGATCGTTTGATCGTCAATGGAAAACCAGAAGTCCATCTCATCAGCGCCGCCGCCCGTGTCCTGCGAGCACAGAAGATAGGACCCCGCATCGTTCATGCCCACCGTGAAGCTTGGCGAGTGAAAGGTGTGGTCTTCGATCGCGATCGAGGGGTTGTGCGTGATCATCCCGTAGCACGCAAGGTAGGATCTCGTGGTCAACCCGGACGTCGACGTCGACGAAATATAGGCCACGTAGGGCTTGTTCGTGGTACCAGCCGAGTCGCCCTTGAGAACCACGTCCTTCTCGTTCAGGACGCTGTTCAAGCTTCGGTTGTTCGTGTTGGTCGTGTGGATCGACCAGCCGGTATCGGCGAGCGTGATATCGACGGTCGCACTCGAGCCGGTGCCACCGGTGACAGCGAGCCCCGTCGTTCCGACCAAGCCGGTCGACCCGCCCATAGTGATCGTGCACCCGGTTCCGGCCGCGGCGCCGTTCGGGCCGACGATCTCCGTGGCGGCCGGGTAGCTCGGGAGCGAACTGTAGATGCCGAGCCCGGCGGTGCCAAGATCCTCGAAAGCCACCGCACTGATCACGATACCGCCACCGTCTACCGTGGCCTGGACCTTGGCCGGGCACCGGGAGCTTCCACCCTGGATCTCGAGGATGATGTCGGTCGCGCTCGCATCGTAGCCCGTGCCGCCGGCAGAGATCGTGATCGACCCGTTCGGCCGATCCCCGAAAGCACCGTTGGCCACCTTCCGGAGCCCGGTGATCGGGCCAGTGCCACCCCCGCCAGAGATGGACGTCACCTCAAACTTGGCGTCCAGGTGGGCGCCCGCATGCGTCAGCGTCAGGACGTCGCCCACCGTGTAGGCGGTGCCCGCCGCGTTGATGGCAACGGTGGCCACCCCCTTCGACGTGACGAAGGAAACGAGCTTGTTCAACAGGTCATGATGGCTCGTCGCTCGTGCGGAGCCCGATCCGGTCTCATATTGCCACATTATTGAGCCACCATATGCCTTACTCGGTCGCGGTTCCTGGCCAGCACGTTGATGATAGCATCATCTGAGCCACCTTCATTGATTGCTTCCGGAACCATGTTCGGATCGTCCACATTCACGACCTGCACGTTGACCTGCGGGGCCGCCTGCGGACCCTGGTTCGGGACAATCGTTCCGGTCTGTTCGGCCTTGAACAGTTCCGGGCCGTTCTCTCCCACGAGGTAGGAGCGGCCGGGCTGGACCGTGCCGCCTTCAGCACGGGCACCACTGGATGCAGAGGAAGAAAGTGCGCCTACTCCCGCCGCTGCACCGAAATTGCCCGCGCCACCAAATGCGGCAGACAGCGCTTGGACGATCAGTAGGCGCACAATGATTCGAGTGATATCTTCCAGGATCGCGTTGGCGAACTCCCGGAAGTTGATTTGTCCCGTACGAGCGAACTCCGTGATCGCATCGGTAGCCCGGTCCGCAAAAGCGTTGACGATGCTCTCGCCCACCGTGGCCAGGTCTTCGGCCTCTTGCTTCATGCGGATGAACGCGCGCGTGAAGCCATCCTCAAACTCGTTCGACGCATCCAAGACCTTCAACTGAAGGTCCGTTATCGCCTGGTTGTAGAGTTCAACGTCAACCGCACCGGCCTTGAACAACTCGTTCAAGAGCGCCATTTGCTCATTGACCTTGACCTGCACGCTCAACCGCTTGAGAAGTTGCTCCGCCTGCCTGGTCAGCGGCGGGGCCTTCTTTCTGATCTCATCTTCCTTCTTGGCCTGTGCTTCCCTTTCCTTGCGGGCCTTGTCGGCGCGCGCTCTCGCGCGACGGTCCGCGTTATCGAAGAGAAGGTTGATCGTGTCTTCGGCTCCGGTGGTGAGATCGAATCCCCGCATGAAGGCGGCGGCGATGTCCTCACCCAAGATTTCCGCCTTCTCCGTTATCTCGACGGTGGGCAGAAGGTCAACCGCCTGAAGTGCCTTCAGATTGGCGCGAGCAACCTTCGGGATATCCACGATCGCATTGACCGCGTTCTTGGCCGACTGGATCGCGTCGTCGGCGAACTGGTTGGCCGCCTCGAAGTTGCCAAGCGCGGCTTGCGTCGCGGCCTGCGATGCGTTCATCAGCGCATTGCCGATGTTGCGGATGATGGAGAGGATGGTGTCACCCATCGTCTGGAAGAGCGCAAGGACGTGGTCGATGGTGCTCTCGGCAAGGTCCCGAAGGAACTTGAGCGACAACTGACCGAAGCGCTCTATGCTGGCCGGCAGCTTCGCCCAAAGAAGCAGAATGACTTCCAAGACGCCGGCGAACACACCACCGATCGAGTCGGCCACCCTCGCGGCCACGAGAGCAATATTCTTGAAGCTGTCGCCGAGACCCTGATCGAGATTCTGTCCCAGGGTAACGAGCCCGCTGAGATGCTTGATCAGTTCTTCAACAGCAATTTTGATGATGTCGAAAGTTGCGACCGCGAGATCCTGAAGCGTGCCCATGCCTGACGCCGAGATGCTGATCTTGTCGCCGAAGGAAATCAACAGTGCGATGATCGTGGTCAAGACCACAGGAAGAAGCGTGAGCGGGTTGGACGCCATTACAAGGGACAGGTGCTTGATCCCGGCGATCACGGCAGGGATAGCCTTCTTGGCCAGCCCAACGGCCAGCACGATAATGAGCGCACTGATGGCACGGGCCAACAGGTCGACGTTGTTCGCAAGGATCCGGATGGATTGGGAGATAATGGAGCCGAACCCTGACGCCTGGTTCAGTACTCCCACAAGCTCAAGAATCTTGTTCTTGAGGATGTTGATGGCTTGGCCAACCGTCGGGATTGTGGTGGCGAATCGCACGGCGAGTTCTTCACGCGCGGCCTTGAAACCGTCGAGCACCACCGCGGCGGTGATCTTGCCCTCTTCGCCCAACCGGCGCAACTCACCGCGGGTGACCTGCAACTGCCGCGCGATCACGTCCGCCACCGCCGGCAGTTGCTCGAGCACGGAACGAAGCTCGTCACCGGACAGCCGGTTCGATGCGAGGCCCTGAGACAACTGAATCAGGCCGGCCTTGGCTTCTCGAGCGCTCGCGCCAGACAGGATGATCGCCTGGTTCAGCGACTCGGTGAATTGCAGAAGTTCCCTCTGCGTTCGACCGAGGTTCTTCTGGTTGATCGCCAAGCGCGCATACACCTCCGCCGTGCCCTCGAAGGCAGTACGGGTGCGGTTGGAGATTTCAAACAGTTCCCTCATGACCCCCGTGAGGTTCGCGCTGTCCCGGGTCACAAGGCGAAGGCGGTTCTGGTAGTTGACGAAGACGTCGACCAGCCGGACCAATTGACGGACGCCGATTGCGATCGCGGCGAACGAGAAAGCTCGCGCGAGCGTGCGGCGGAGAGCATCGGCACGCCTCTCGATTATGCGCAGTTCGCGGTCAACTACGCGCGTGCCGTCCTTTGCCCCCTTCGGGTCGATGATGATCCTGATCCGAAAGTCGGCCATTAGATGCTGTTTCGGTTTTCTTCCAGGTAGAACTCGTCAAGCTCACGAATGACGATGATGAACACCTTCAGCATGTCAGGCTCAAGCCCCGCACGCTCACCGTAGTCAACCAGGTGGTTCCACGGTATCGGGCCGAGAACGGTATGCGCTCCCTTCGTTCCTTGCACGATGTAGAACTGCCGACAACTCGACAACTCCCAAAATGCGGTAATGTAGAACACGTCTCCGCGCTCGGGCTTTGGTTCGTCTTCAAACCACTTCGGCAAGTGGCCAGTACTCCGTTGGTACTGGCCACTTTCAATCGCGTGACCGTCTCGAGCGTAGCGAAGTTCAAAGCGGAGACGTTCCGTCAGTTTTTTGCCACTTCCTCCGCATCTGGCGGGATGTCGGTGTCGGGGTAGAACTCCTCCGGAGTCGCGGCGAAGCCTCGGATCCTGTCGAACAGGTGCGCCGGCAGCTTCTTGCACAGTTCCGCGGCCAATTCCCGGGAGTACTCGATGTAGTCCGGGCTCTCCGGGGAATGCTTCTCGGACTCGACGTTCTCCCACGAGACAATGACGTACTTCGGGAAAAGCTGCCGGTCTTCGTTGCGGTTCCGCGCGGCGTCCGCCGGGTCGATGCGAATCGCCATGCGGCGAACACGCTTACCCGTCGTGCGGAGAAGCGCATTGTAGTAGGCGCTGTTCTGCTCGGACGCCTGCATCAGTTCGATGCGTGCGTGGTCGCCAAGCTCGGGGATGTCAAGCCAAGCCGTAGCTTGGCCTTCGTACTTCTTCAGATGCTCGAACATGGTGGCGCTCGATCCTCTAGATGATGGGACGGACAGTCGGAACACTCGGGAACACCGTGATCCCGAGAGAAACATTCTGGATGCCACCGGTGCCGGTGGGATCGTTGAACGCTTCGCCGGTGATATTCACCAGCACGGAAGCGTCGACCGGGAACTCGCGATCACCACCGCCGAAGGTCATCGCCGGGATGTCGAACGCGATCGCGCCGTCATCGTTCTGGATGATCGACGCGAAAGTGACCGTGGTGTTGTTCTTGATCGCGT